TCGCAAGTACGCCGAAGAATACCTCGATCGTGCCCTGGTCTCTCAGCAGCTGACGCTGCGGATGGATACGTTTCCCTATGAGTTCGAGCTGCCACGGCCGCCGATGGCGACCAGCGGCACGCTGACGGCCACCGCGATCACCTACGCTCTCGATCCCGGCAGTGCCAGCACCGCGACGCCGACGACCACCACGCTTTCAGCCACCAGCTATCGCGTCGACCGCGATGCCACGCCTGGCAAGATCCGCACCGTCTACAACGGCACCTGGCCGAGCCACCTAACTGATCCGAATGCCGTCACGGTCACCTGGTGGGCCGGCTACGGCTCAGCAGGCTCAGACGTGCCGCAAGCGATTCGGCACGCGATTCTGATGCACGTCGCCCACCTCTACGAGCGACGCTTGGCCGCTGACAGCCAGGCCAGCAATGAGGTGCCATTTGGCGTGCGTGCCCTGCTCGACACGTGCAAGTGGGGCAGCTACGCATGATCAGACCAGGCGAAATGCGTGAGCGTGTGACGGTGCAAACGCCAGCCACCAGCACCAACAGCATTGGTGAGACAACGCTTGCGTGGTCTGACGTGACCACAGTCTGGGCCGCCGTGAACGGCGTCAGTTCGAGCGAAGCCCTTGTGGATGGCCAGCAAGAAAGCCGAATCACGCACCGCGTGCGACTTCGATACATCGACGGACTGAAGCACACTGACCGTTTCCTGTGGCGGAATCGCGTTCTACAGATCGTCAGTCTGCTGGAATATGCCAATCGCTCTGAGCACGTGGCGACGTGCGAGGAGGTGGAGTGATGGCGCGTGCAGTGATGGATACGAAGATCGACTTGCCAGAATATAAAAATCTGCTGCGCGATCTTCAGAAGATCACAAAAGACACCAAGCTGATTTCTCAGAAAATGCGGTCTGCTTTGCGTTATGCGGCAAAACCGACATTCGCTGCATTGACTTCCAATGTCAGCAAACTGGGCACCAAAACCGGCAACCTCGCGCGAGCAGTCAACATTAAGGCCAAAGCGTATTCTAAGTCTGGAAATGCCGTTGCTCTTGTTGGCTACATCTCTGCTGGCAAGGGCACAAAGAAGCAGCGAAAAGCTGGCCGGACAAACGCATACCACCAGCACCTAGTGGAGTTTGGCACGCGACCGCGTTACACGAAGCGTGGCTCGATCGCATCATCTTACGGCAGCTATCCGTTCAAGATGTCGAACAGAAACGGAATGCTGACCACGCAAGGCTACCCCAGCACTTTCTTTAAGAGGGCAAAAGCTGGTCACGGCGTGCAGCTGGGCCGGATGCCAGTAGGCGGCAGCTTTGGCCGTCCGCCACTGCGTGACGCATTTGAGCGGACGAAATCTCAGATCCGCACCCGACTTGCCGACAAGACGCCGAAGGTGATCAAGAGCATTTACAAGGCACTGGACAAGAAGAAGGCGCAATGAGTTTCAAGTCTCCAGAATCTGTGCTGTGGAACGCGCTCATTTCCGATGCGTCTGTCACGTCCATCGTGGGCCACAAGGTCTACCCGCAGCTGGCACCAGCAGCAGACGACATGCCGTTTATCACTTGGCGTCGCACAGCAAACCAGCGTGAGCAGACATTCACAGGCCCGATGGGCGTGCCAAAGGTTAGCGTGGACTTTCTGCTGTTTGCTGGCACCTACCTGCAGGTACGCAAGCTGGCCGACGCTGTGCGGGCTGTTCTGGATGGGTACGCAGCGACTTTCGACAATACACAGGTACGGCAGACGAGCCTTGAAAGCGAAACCGACGATATCGTTTCTCTTGATGGCTCAGAAGTACCTAACGCATACGCGGTGACGCAAACCTACGACGTGCTCTGGCAGGAGATTTGACGCATGGCGACCACGCCTCACGACAGCAGTGGAACCAGTTTTGTGTTTGACGGCACCACCTTCACCGTCACAAACCTGACAATCAACTTTTCCGATGTCAGCGGCGAAACCGACCGCATCGACATCAGTCACCTGGGCCAGACAACTGGCGAGACGATGGCGACGCAAAAACGTCCTCTGGTTGGTTCGCCTACTGGCGAGACCGGCAAGGAAATCAGCTTTGACTACATCGGCACCACGCAGCTTGAAGGCGGTGACGCTGGTTCATACGCACTGTCTGGTGGTGCGTCGCTTTCTGGAAATGCCACGATCGTGTCCTCGACGCTGACGCTGGCCGTCAATGACGTTGTGCGCGGCAATGCAACCGTAAGAGTTTCGTAAGTCGTGGCAACGTATTCGACCGGAATCAGCGTGACCTGGGACGGCACGCCTTTCACGGAGGTGCGTGAGCTTGCATGGAACTACGGCGGCACGCGCACTGGGCGAAGTGAAGCTTGGACAGCTGACCAGGGCCAGGTCAGCGTTTCCTGTTTGGGAACAGCGAACACAAATATCAGCAATTTTGGTACGCGTGCCCAGCTAGTAATCAGTGGCGGCGGGTCTGGACTGACAACGTATGCTATTTGGGAATCGGTGACGGTATCGCCAGAACGTAATGGCGTAACGCAGTACACCGTGACCTTTCGGATCATCGACTCATGAGCCTGACCAAAGAACAGATCCTGGCCGCTGACGACATGGGCCTGCTGGAACTTGAAGTGCCAGAATGGGGCGGCAGTGTACGCATCCGCGTTATGACTGCTGGCGAGCGTGATAGCTACGAAAACGAATGGATGGTCAACAAGAGCAAAGGCGTCGACGACTTCCGAGCAAAGTTTCTGCAGCGTGTTCTCTGCGACGAAAAAGGGGAACTGCTGTTTACGGCGGCTGAAATCAAACAGCTGTCAAAGAAGTCTGCACGCGTCGTCACAAAGGTTTGGAACGCAGCGATGAAGCACAACGCTCTTACGGACCAAGACGTAGAGGACTTCGCAAAAAACTAAATCTGCGGCCCAGCCGAGTGTTTTTGTTTCGGTTGGCCGCACAGCTCGGCAAAACAGTTGCACAGCTATGCCAGGAACTCAGCAGCAGAGAGCTCAGCGAATGGATGGCAGTGCACCGATACTTCATGCCGCTGGCAGACCCGTGGCACCAAACAGGCGTGCTGGCGTCTGCCGCAGTCGCACCGTATGCAGGCAAAGGAAAGTCGCCCAAGCCGACAGACTTCGTGCCGATAGAGGCACCGCCACAGCACCCAGAGCAAATGCGGGAAGCTATCGAACTACTTCGAAAGCAACTGCGAGGTGAATAATGGCAAACGTCATGGCACTGGTTGCACAGATTTCAGCGAATACCGCTGGAATCCGCAAAGGTGCATCTGATACCTCGAAGCAGCTGCGTGGCATTAAAAAGTCAGCTGACTCAGCTAGCGCGGCCCTTAAAGGGCTAGTCGCTATTGAGTTCAGCAAAGTGTTTGCCAGAGCTACTGCGTCAGTCAGCGGATTTGTCGACAATGTGCGGCAAAGTGTTGGCGAGCTCACGCGACTGTCTGCTGTATCGAACGCAAGCGTTGAGCAGTTCCAAGGGTTGGCCTACGGTGCGCAGTCCGTTGGCATCGAGCAGGACAAGCTGGCAGACATTCTGAAAGACGTGAATGACCGCGTTGGTGATTTCCTGACAACAGGTGGCGGCCCTATGGCCGACTTCTTTGAGCAAATCGCTCCACGCATTGGGCTGACCGCCAATGAGTTTCGCAACCTTTCTGGGCCACAGGCACTGCAGCTGTATGTCAGCAGTCTTGAAAAGGCAAACGTCAACCAGCAGGAAATGACGTTTTTCCTTGAGGCTATGTCGAGTGACCTGACGCTGTTGCTGCCGTTGCTCAAAAATGGTGGCGAAGGTTTTGCAAACCTCGCAGCAGAGGCAGAAGGCTTGAGCCTTGTGCTTGGTGCAGACCAAGTAGGTGCCATTCGCGAGATGAATCGGGCACTGGGCAGAGTGCAACAGACAATCCAGGGCATCATCGCCAGAGTGACTGCTGAGCTTGCACCGCGAGTCACGGCTATTGCCGATGAGTTTCTACGGTTTGTTCAGGCATTCCAAGGGCCAGGCGGTGGAGGTGCCATCGGCATAGCTGACGGCATTGCACAAGGTCTGCTGAGTTTTGCCGATACGCTTGCTGGCATTTTTGATGGCGTGCTGCTTGGGCTGCAAGGATTTGCAGCTGACATGGACAGCACCTTCGGAAAGTTTGAAGCAGGTGCAGACATTCTTGACAGAGGTGCGGCAGCGTTTGAGCTTGTCGGTCGTTCATTCATGGCACTTGGCTTGTTTCGCGAACGCGTGCGAGGGGAAGCCAATGCACTGTTTGGCAATCAAGGTGGCGAAGAGTTGGCGGCCGCTGCAGCGCAAATACAAGCGGAGAACCGTCGCGGCATCGACGCAGCACTTGACCGCATTCTCGGTCGTGAGCGACCAGGGCCAGCTGGTGCAGCAGATGCAGCTGGCGGCATTGGGCCGATCCAAGCCGCCGTGCGGAATCTCGGAGTAGAGGCCGAGAAGGCATTGCAAGAAGCAGCACAGCGGCAGGAAGAAGGCGCGGCAGAGATGGCATTGAGCGACATGCTTTCTGGCGTGTTGCTTGGTGGCATCCGATCAGCACAAGGCCGACTGCAGGAGCAGCTGCGGCCAGGTGCTGGTGGCGTTGCCGACTTCTTTGGTGGCTTGCACAAACAGATTGTCGATGGTCTGGAAAAGACTAAACAGACAAACGAAGAACTGGCAGTTCTTTACGCAGAGCGTGACGGCATCGAAAAGCTGAGGATTGAAAATGCGGCGAAGCTCAACAATCGTGCTTTGCAGGTTGCCGACATTCGAGCTGGTGGAATCGCGAGTGTGATTGCTTTGGCCACTGGACGCGAGGATCCAGCACTGGAGGAAGCAAGGCAGCAGCGGCTGCAGCTTGAGGAAATCAACCGCAACATCCGCAACCTAGGCGGCACAGTAGAAATCGCAGGTGCCGCATGAGCGTTGTATCTTTTCGTGAGCTCGCTGGCCGCACATTCCAGCACAGGTTTGGTGAAAGCCCGACTGCTGAAATCCGCTACGCAATAACGCTGGACGACCCAGCGACAAGCCACCAGGCGATGCTCAATGCCGTTGGCATTTTCCACGGTGCATACCACCCAGAGTTTTCCTATTTGCGGTGCACCGAAGGCAACGTCACTGAGGCAGACCCAGACCCCTGGCACGCAGTCATTACTTACCGCTACGAGGTGCCGCAGCGTGGCAACGTTGAGTTTGAGCCAAACCCGCTGGCACGTCCCGACGTGTGGTCGTTTAGCACAGGCGGTGCCCAGGTGCCTGCACTGGTCTACTACGAAGGTGCTGGCAATGACGACATACGTAGCCTGACAAACACAGCTGGCGAATACTTCGAGGGATTGCTGGCAGAGGAAGCGGAGATCCGTGCCAGCATTAGTGGCAACCGTCCGACGTTTCCTCTGGCAACCGCAGCTGCTGTAACGAATGCCATCAACAGTGCGCCATATCTTGGCGGTGCGGCATACAGCTGGAAATGTGCTGGCATCGGTGCGCAGCAGAATACGGAAGTGGTGAACGATATTGAGCTCAACTACTGGTCTGTGACAGTCGAGCTCCTGTATCGCCAAAGCGGATGGCAGTTGCTGTTGCCGAATGTTGGCTTCAACTATCTGACAGGCGGAGACCCAGCGAAAGCCAGCGTGTACGTACGAGACGACGCACCAAACTCGCCAACAAAAGGCAACGACATTCCAGCTGTCAATCCGCAGCCACTAGATACCGACGGCAGTCTCAAGTACACGGGCGGCAGCTTTGGGCCGCCAGACATTCTGGAACGTCGCATTAATCCCGTTGTCGACTTCTCCACATACTTTGGAGTTCCACCGTTCTAATGCCAGACATTAACTACACCATCAACGGACAAATCAGCAAAGGCTCACTTTCACAATCCTTTGCAGCCAGTGGCGTGACCGCCAACATGGCCAGTGCTGGCGTCGTCGCGGTGACGCTTGAGCTGGGCACGACCACCACGCAGATCACCACAACTGACATCGGCACGCTGGGCCTGGCCTTCTGCCGCAGCCTCGCGACCGAAACGACGCATACCGTGAGCTTCGGCCGCCTCGACAGCAACACCCTCTACGACGCTGTAAGGCTCAAGGCTGGCGAGGCAGCTGTGCTGCGGCTGGCACCAGGCGACTATGCGGCAAAGAGTGCCGTAGAAGGCTCACGCCTGGTCGTCACCATCTATGAGGACTGAACGTGACTGCGCAGCGACCAGACGGCAGAAACAGCAGGCAGCGATGTTCTTTCACTCGCCAAGGTGCTGACCGCATTGCACGCGTTGTGCGGACTGTTGAGGCAGGCGACAAGAAAGGCCAGCCACTAAAGTTTTCACCACGGCTGGCCGCACCAGCGGCAGGCACAATCCGCGTCTGTACGTTTACTGCGTCATGGGACAAGAACACAGACCAGACCATCACGCTGAAATACCAGACCACAACGCCAAATACGCTTGTGGCCACCAACCTGTTTGCAGACATTAGCACAGCTAGCACAGCCGCAAACTGTGCCGTGGCTCGTGATGGCACATCGTGGTTTTTGATTGCTGCGGAGTGTGCGTGATGTTCTTGCCGTGTTTGCCATGCTGTGGGGACGATTGCCCAGACGATGGAAAGCCAAGAACAAATCCAGCAACTGAAGGCACTTGGGTTC